AAGCACTTTAGGTTCAAATATGATTAACTTGAAAAAAACACTTACAGACAAACAAATAGCTTTTATTGAAAACTTTAGTCAGACGGGCAATGCTACTCAATCTGCAATCAAGTCGGGTTACTCTTCTGCTACTGCTGAACAACAAGGTTATGAATTAAAAAACAAGCTATCAGAGTACATAAACGAGGCTACAGAGAAGATACTAGGATCAACTGTGCCAATGGCCGTAAGCCGTCTAAATGGGCTTATAAGCGATGATAAGGTATCTCCAGCAGTAAGGCTGGGGGCAATCAATTCTTTACTTGATAGAACTGGATTTCAAACTACCCATAAGGTTCAAGATGTAACCAAGCATAGAACCGATAAAGAACTACAGCAAGAACTCAACTACTTACTATCCACTATAAGACCACAGCAAGAAGAACCGCAAGAAGATCAGGAAGAGCAACCAAGCAAGAAGGGGAACGGACATCTTAAGCATTAAGGTTCTAGTTGTTGGGGCAACATTCTTCACACACACACACACGCATTGAAAGTAAAGAGCAAGGCTTTGACTTGGCCTGAATGACATAGCACATATAAATAGAGTGAGCAGTAGATGTGTGTGAGCTTTCATATGAATATAAAAAGTCAGATGACGGGCTTCGAGAAGGGGCGTACCCCCCCAAAGCGTATCCTACCCGTAATAGAATGGATCGATCTGCACAGCGGTGGGGAAAAAGACTATATTAACTTTTGTTAACACAATGAATGTATTGTATTACTTGTAATATGTATGTTAAATATGGTTAATGGATAAGATTATGGTGGCAAAGCATCTGAAGAAGAAACACGCTGTTATATCTCTATGGGATGAAACAAAGAAATTGGCTGACTTGGAGAAGAAAACCCCCGTCATAGCTCTATGTGAGAAATACCGAAAGGGATTTTGGATTATAGTGCATAGTGATGATCTTGATGCACTTGACATTGATCCTACACAATTTTTCAATATGAAGAGGGGAAACCCCTTTAATGAAGGAACGGATTAGTGAAGGAATCACTTGAAAGGGCGGTGGAGATCGCAAGAGAGCTGGAAAGACGAAAATCAACGAATAGATTGTTAGATTACAAGCCTTATGATTACCAAATAAAGTTTCATAACTCCAATGCCACCCAAAGATTGCTGATGGCGGGAAACAGGGTAGGAAAATCCTTGAGTGGAGCTATGGAGATGGCTATTCACCTAACGGGGAAGTATCCTGAATGGTGGGAAGGAAGAAAATTCGGAAGGCCTATACGGGCTTGGGCTGGTGGCGTATCGAATGAAACGACACGGGATGTATGCCAAAAGGAGCTGGTAGGACAGCCTGATGATCCATCGGCAAGAGGTACAGGTTCTGTTCCTTTGGATGACATAGGAGAAACAGTAAGAAAAGCTGGTGTTCCCAATGCAATGAACTCTTTGGTTGTTCGTCATATTACAGGTGGTTGGTCTAGATTGGGATTCAAGGCGTATGAAATGGGAAAGGAAAAATGGATGGGAGAGCAAGTGGATGTTATTTGGCTTGATGAAGAACCTCCCGCATCAATCTATTCACAAGCATTGACAAGAACAGCAGACAAGGGCGGAAGTGTCTATATGACATTTACACCCGAACAAGGAATGACACAGATAATTGCCCAATTCATCAATGACATTAAAAAAGGACAGGAATTAATACAGGCTGGATGGGATGATGCCCCTCATATGACAATGGAAGTAAGGGATCAGATTCTACAGGCTTTACCACCTCACGAAAGAAAAATGCGGGAGAGAGGGATTCCCCAACTTGGTTCAGGATTGGTATTTCCCATTGTGGAAGAGGAGATACTGTGTGATCCGATTGAGATTCCTACCCATTGGCCTCGTTTGTGCGGAATAGATTTTGGATGGGATCATCCAACGGCTTGTGTTTGGATAGCTTGGGATCGGGATGTGGATACTGTGTATGTTTATGATTCCTATTCGATGCGACAGGAAACAGTACCCGTTCATGCATCGGCCATTAACGCAAGGGGAAAATGGATTCCTGTGATATGGCCTCAAGACGGCAGACAGGCGGACAAGGGTTCGGGAAAAAATTTGACGGAGCAATATAAAAAGGAAAGTGTCAATATGTGCCATGACTGGTTCACCAATCCGCCACAGCAAGGAATGAAAGATGGTACGGGTGGAAATTCAGTTGAAGCTGGAATTATGGAGATGCTGACGAGGATGCAAACGAAACGATTGAAAATATTTAAAAATCAAAGTAAAATGCTGGAAGAGTTAAGAATGTATCATCGAAAGGATGGAAAAATTGTTCCTATCAATGATGACTTAATTTCTGCGATGAGATACTGTATAATGTCATTGCGAAAAACGAGAATAAAAGATTATGAACCAACACAACAATACACCGATTCTGAATTTAATGTATTTGCATAGGATTTTATAATGGGATTTGTAAAAAAATGGTTTCCCAAACCAAAGCCAAAACCAATGCCAAAACCAACACCAATACCATCTACGCCAGTTTCAACTCCTGTTGATATTCCAAAAGGAATATCAGGACATGGAGGACAAACTATTTTAACAAGTTCTATGGGAATTGAACAAGAGGCGAATGTGGCTCAAACTGTATTAGGTGGAGCTAAAAAAGGAAAAAATAAGATGGGAGTGTATTCATAATGGGAAATGCTAGAGAAGATGCAATAAAAGATAGATATAAATCTTCCAAACCATCAAAAAAATATACATCAAGCAATATAGCGGGAGGTGTTGTATCTCAAACACAAGCTGGAATAGATAAGGTAAAAAAAGAATTAGGAATTACAGAAATAAAGCATGGCCCAATGGATTATCTTCAAGTTCCATCAGGAACAAAAGATGTTCATGCATTTAATTTAGCAGATACAAAAGGTGGTACTTCAAAATTTGGATCAGAAGCCTCTCAAGCAACAAATGAATATTTAGTATCAATAGGAGAAGCTAAACAAGGAAATCCTTATTATGACCATAAAGGAAATATTACTGGATACAGTTATATGCTTACTTCCAAAGGTAAAGAAATGAAGTATGGTAAATCTGGTGGAGCTATGGGATCGGGTGATCCTACTGGTATTATGTCATCAATTCCTATTTCAAAAAAAATGCATGATACACAAAAAACAATTCAAGGAATAGCTTTAGCGGCAATGTCATTGGCATTTCCTCAAACGGGAGTTGGATCTGTAGGAGGATTTATAGCAAGGTCAGCATCAGCGGATGCTTTTAAAAATAAAAGTCCCGAAGGATATACAAATATGATAACTAAATTTCATAAAAAACAAGGAACTGTTATATCAGGAGGGAAAGCTAAACTGTCAAAAACTATTATGACAGATGATGAGATGAAGTGATACGAGCTGTAGTTGGTTCACAATGGAAAGAAAAGGTAGGAAAATATGTTAAAAAAAAGGCACATATACATGAAGATCTTGACGATCAATATGAAATTATAGGATTTGTAGAGAATGATGAAATTGTTGGAGGATTATTATTTAGTGGATATGATGGACATAATATTTGGGTTCACTTGGCTTTGGATCATCCAAGAGTTTGTAAAAGAAGTTTTATTAAAATGTTATTTGAATACTGCTTTAATACGGCAAAATGTGGTAGAATAACAGCAATGTGTAAAAATGGCTATGAAAGAAATGAAAGATTGTTAAAAGGAGTAGGATTTACAAAGGAAGGTACAGTAAGAAAAGTTATGAAAATTAATAATGAATTTGTTGATGGAGCAATATACGGAATATTAAAGGAGGATTGCAAATGGGTATGAAGCCTAAAATAGAAATGCCTCCAGCAATAGATCCTGAAGTAAAAAAGAAGGAAAAAGAATCAGAGGATAAATTAAAAAAAGAAAAAAATAAAATGACCTCATTGGCATCTTCAGGAAACTATGGAACAATATTAACTGGTGGATCTGGTGTTACTGAAGAAGCGGAAACTTCTCACACTATGCTTGGCGGATATTAATAATGGCAACTTTTGAATATATAAAAAAGCGTATTGAAAAAATGGAAGCTCAACGGGCTACTTGGACAGATCATTGGCAAGAAATTCTTGATTATGTGATGCCAAGAAAGGCAGATGTTACTTTATTTCGATCAAGGGGATCAAAAAGAACGGATGTGTTATATGATTCATCAGCAATTACAGCAAATAATCTTTTGGCGGCAAGTCTACAAGGAACATTAACCTCTCCTTCATTGGCGTGGTTTTCCTTAAAATTACGAGATGAAGATTTAAACAATGATAGAGAAGTTCAAATGTGGCTGGAAGATACGGCTCGTAGAATGTATGCAAATTTTAATGATTCAAATTTTAATACAGAAGTACATGAATTATATTTAGATTTATGTTCCATTGGCACTTCTGCAATGTTCATTGAGGAAAATCAGGAAGGTGTTGCAAACAAAGGTATTCATTTTAATACACTTCATATTGCAGAATATTTTATTCAGGAAGATATATCGGGTAAGGTAGATACACTATATAGAAAATATAAATTAACGGCTCGACAAGCTGTTCAAGAATTTGGGGAAAATAATTTAGGTGAGAATGTAAATAAGGCTTATAAGGAATCACCTGATAAGGAATTTGGTTTTATTCATGCAGTTGAACCTTCTAAAGATTATGAAAAAGCTATGGGGAAAATACAAACAAAACTTCCTGTCCATTCTTGTCATGTTTGTGAAGAGGACAAGATGGTTGTACGAACAGGTGGATATAATGAATTTCCATATCTAGTTCCTAGATGGTCAAAGGCTTCAGGAGAAATTTTTGGAAGATCACCATCTTATAATGCTTTACCTGATATTAAGACTTTAAATAAAGCTGTAGAAATTGGATTAAAGGCTTGGGCAAAAGCTATAGATCCTCCATTATTAGTTACAGACGATGGTGTAATCGGAAGAATAAGAATGACACCAGCGGGAATTACAGTTGTTCGTAGTGATACAGCAGTAAAACCATTGGAAATTGGATCAAATTGGCAAATAACAGATTTAAAAGAAACACAATTACGAACAGCAATTAGACAGGCATATTATTCCGATCAATTACAATTACAAGAAGGCCCTCAAATGACAGCTACAGAAGTTCAAGTTCGTTATGAATTAATGCAACGATTGCTTGGCCCGACTTTGGGAAGATTCCAAACTGAATTTTTAAATCCATTAATTGAAAGATGTTTTGCAATTATGTTGCGTGGTGGTGTATTGCTAGAACCTCCACAATCTATTAGTGAATCAAATATGGATATTGAGTATGTTGGCCCACTTGCTCGTTCTCAACGAATGGAAGAGGCTGTGGCTGTAGAAAGACTATATCAACTAGCGATGAATGTGGCACAAGTAGATCCATCTATTATGGATATTATAGATCACGAAAAAGCCATTAGAATGAGAGCAACATTATTAGGTGTTCCTAAAACACTTTTGCGTAGTGAGGATGATGTTGCAGAAATGAGAGAGGCAAAAGCACAACAACAACAACAAATGATGGAGGCTCAACAACAGCAACAACAAGCTGATGCAATGGCTAAAACTGGACAAGCAGTTGAAAAAATGAGTTCACCTCAAGCTCAAGGAATGATAGATGATGCAATGGCTCAAGCAGAAGAAATGAATATTCCTACATAATGACATATGAAAGAGATATAAAAAGTTTAAAAAAGGCTTATTCTAGTACCTTTAATGGTATTGATGGAGAAAAAGTTTTAGATGATCTAAAATCAGCCTATTTTAATACGGATTCTTTTAGTGAGAATCCTCATAAAACAGCCTACCAATGTGGACAAAGATCGGTAGTGCTACGAATTATTAATTTATTAAATGAAAAAAAAGGAGACT